CGACGGAGATGATACGCGAACCCAGCTTGATGATGTCAAGCAGGTCGAGCAGGTCGCGATGGAGGTCTGCGAGGCATGCGTAGCGTTCGTCCTCCTCGTTGTTCTCCGCCTCCACCATGCAGTCGACCGTGTCGGAGATCACATGGTCGAGAGCTGGGATGAAGCGGCTCTGGCAGAGAGGTCCGAATGTCGGGATCGGCTTGTCGCCGAGCCACTCCTCTGCCGTCGCGATCATGTGCGCGAGCTTGTCAATCACGACCGTATCGGCGTACTTCGACTGCGCTCCATCGTCGTCTCCGTTCGAGGAGCAGTCTCCGACCTCGGCCATCAATGCGCCGTTAGCGGTCTCTAGCGCCTCCGCGTACTCGGTCGCGCGCGCGCGGTCCATCTCGAGCGTGACGAACGCCATGCCATCGTTGCGTATGCGGATCGTGTCGTTTCTCGGCACGAAGTGCTCCATGCGGTTCACCGCGCGGATGAGCTGGTGCGTGAAGGCAGCGAACTGCGCCTTCGTGATCCCGTGGTCCCACACCTGCTGCGTCGCCGCCTCGAGCGCGGCCAGCGTCTTCTCGAATACCTGCTCGGGCTCTGCGTCTGGATCGATTGAAAGCTTGATGTCCATGTTGACTCTCCCAGCGGATCGGCTCCGCTCGGCCTGCGGCGACATGCCGCCCTGATACTACGGTCGCATGCGCGCCGTCACAACCACCACCGCCTGCCTCGGCCAGTCCGATACGCGAGGCGGAAGCTGCCTGTCCGAGATCCAGCCTGCCGTGCGTAGCTCGCGGACCACGGCTGCGATCTCATCCCTCGGGCGGGACTCGAGCCAAGCTCGGCACTCCGCCTCGTCCCTCTCCAGCTCGGCAAGCAGGTTCTCCGCCTGCCTCTCCTGCCTCGGCCTTGCCGTGCTCCTCTCTCCCGTGTTCGCAATCCGCTTGTAGATGTCGAGCAGCTCCGCGATTCGGAAGACCGTCGAGCTGCTCTCGCATCGGTACTCGTCGATCGCGGCATCGAGCCACCGCATGTTGAGCGACGACAGTCTGGTCGCGATCAAGGCACGCTCGGCATCCGTTGGCTCGAACCGAGGCCAGAGGCCGTTGACCTTCACGCGGATGTCGTCCCATGTCGGCTTCACATCCATCCGTTCGCTCCCTTGCGCCGCGCGCCCTTCTCTCCTCTCTCTCCCTTCTTCTCTTCTCTACTCTTCTCTTCTCTGGTAACCAGTTCGGAACCATCGGATGGTTTCAGCGTGGTGTCCTTCCTCATCCGATGCCGTGCGACGGCCGCGCTGACCTGCATGCGCCGCTTCGCGGTCTGCCCGTTGTGCTCGTCGTACTTGAGGAGCCTGACTCCGTTCGGTTTGACCTCGGCCCACTCGATGCCGATCATGGCATTGACGAAGCCAGACATGCCGACCATCTCGTCGATGCCCTCCTCGGTCACCAGCTTCAGGAGGCCATCGACGCTGTGCGCGTCGGCGTAGCTCCAGACCTCGACAAGCCCGCCGAGCACCTGCTGCTTGCTTGCCTTCAGCTGCCGAGCCATGAACATCACCCGAGGATCGGAGATGAGGTTGGTCCGTACCTTTATCCAGCTCACGACGAGCCTCCCATCCGACGGGCCATGATGACCCGCACGGCAGAGCGTGCGAGGTCGAACCTCACGATAGGATCGACGAGCTCCCAGACGATCTCGAGCGCCTTGACCGTCTGGAGATCCAGCTCGTAGCGCCTGACCACTCGGGATCGGACGACACGCGCGAAGCTCTTGCCCATCGGTGAATCGGTCGTGCAGCGGCTGCTGCCCTCGGTGCACATGAGGTCGAGCACGATGCCGACGAGCACGAGCTGCCGAGGGAGATCGGACTCGGCCGCGAGCATCTCCGCGACATCGAAGGCCTCGGAGATCGCGATCGAATGGAACGGGCTGCCTCCGCGCGGGAGGGCCATGCGGATCGCATGGCCCTCGAGCGGACCTTCTCCCAGCTCAGAAGCCGAGGTCTTCATCGTCCGCCTCCTTCGCCTGCGCGTTCAGCAGCTGCGGTGTCCGTCCCTCTGGCATCGAGAGTCGCATCGAGCACTCCTTGCCCTGAAGGCCAGACACATCTCCAGCAGAGCGTGCGACGACCGCATCGAACCGTCCCGCGTCGGCATCGATGGTCACCATCGTGTAGTCGGCCCCGCCGACCGTCTTCGTGAAGACACGAGCGACCCGAGCCGTGAGGTCCGTCTCCTTCGCCTGCGGCGGCTTCGGCTGCTCCGCCTTCGGAGCTGGGGCGATCCTCTGGTTGAGCTCGGAGACGGCGGTCGGGCGTTCCTGCCGCTTGAAGCCTGCCTGCGCCTTCGTGTCGTCCCTGCGATCCATCGACGCATCCTCGTCCTCGCGAGGAAGGAGCAGCAGGTCTCGGAGGAAGTACCCGAGCGAGGTCGTCAACGCTCCAGCAAGCGCCTTGTCGATCGGCCGACCCTTCTCGACGACGACGATCCACGGGATCGAGTAGGAGAGCTTCTCGCTCGAGGATGGATGCGCAAGCACGAATGTGCTCGTCACGGTCTGGCCGTCCTGCGAGAGCTGCCAGCCGTCGCGATGAAGGGAGAGCCCAGCTCGGTGCAGGGCGGCTCGGCATGCGCCGATCATCTGCTCGCTCGAGGTGTAGCGGTACTTGTGGAAGCTGTTCGTCGAGTCCTTGCCGACCGACTCGAGTCCCTGCTGGGCATCGAGGAGAGCGTGCTGGATGCTCGCCGTGCGCGGAGCGTCTTCGTTGGTCTTCTTCATCACTCGGCTCCCTTCTCGAATGCGTAGCTCGGCATCGCAAGCATCCTCACCTGCGGGTCGTACCCATGCCACTCGTGGCTGTCCTCGCAGCGGTAGTAGTCGACGACGAGCTGCTCGACGATCGGCCGCATGCGCTCCATGTCCTCGTCGGTGAATGCGTAGAGGCCGACCAGATACGGAGCCGCCTTCTCGCACGCGATCATCACCGTCGCCCCATCGACGATGCCGTTCTGCTCGGCGATCATGCGGTAGAAGCACATCTGCAACAGGTATCCGAAGTCGCACGCCGCCTTGCGGAATGCGTACGGCGATGCCGAGATGCATGTCTTGATGTCGAGGAGCAGTCCTCCAGCAGAGGCCGCATCGAGGCGGCACTTGGCTGGGAGGCCAGCGATCTCACCAGTCAGGACATGCTCCCTCAGCTCGCACATGCCGAGCAGCGTGCCTGCCGAGGTGTCGAGCACCGAGCTGCGCATCGCCTCGATGGCAGCAGCCTCTCCCTCGTCGATCACGCCCTTGCCAGCTGCCAGAGCAGCGAACGCCTCCGCCGCCTCCTTGCCGACCTTCGTGCGCCTGTCGAAACGCGGAGAGACGACCCAGTCGCTCTCGAATGCGTCTGGGGTGAGGATGCGGCAATGCAGCGCACGGCCGAAGCGGAGCGCATCCGAGTCCTCGTCTGGCCCTCGTGAAAGCTTCTGCCGCAGATGGGCAGGGGTTGACTTGAACAGCACCTTGAGGTGGCTGGCCCGCACGCCTGCGAGCTTGTTGTAGTCCTCTTCCGAAATCATGTTGACTCCTGCGGCCGTGCCGCGTTGCAGACGGAATGCCTGCGGAGAGGCCGCGCGCACGCGCGCGGCCTCACCTCCAGCACTCACGGGTGGTCCTTGAACGGCGGACGATCGCAGAGATAGTCCCAGCCGTACTCGCGTGCGATGTCCTTCCATGCCTGCGCGACATGGTCCTTCATGCGGTCCTCGGCCACGAATGCGCAGAGCTCGAACCTAGCGGCATCCCGCTCCTCCAAGAAGCGGGTCCGCAGGATCTCCTCGCGCTCGACCGCACGCATGAGCTCGTCGACCTTCTTCTCCAGCTCCTCCAGACGATCCGCCGCTTCGCGAAGCGTCACGACCTGATTAAGGTCGCAGGGCAGCTGCCGAATCTCGTTTGCCAGATTGACCATGTCCGACTCCTTCTGCGGCATCTCCTGCCGCTGGGTGAATGGAGACTGGGGGCTTGCGCCCCCAGCCTCCGCATTGGGGGAAAAGATTCATCGATTCTACGCATCGGGGCCGAGCATTGCCAGACTCATGTCCGACTCGGTCAGCTTGACGATGAGCGAGAAGCCTCGGCTCACAAGCCGTCCCATGTGCGCGAGGTCCTTCGTCGGGATGTCGATCCGCTCGACGAAGTCGTCGCCGCCGACCAGCTCCCGCGCTCGATCCCAGACATTACAGTCGAGCTTCGGGTCGAAGCCGTCCGCGTACGCGACGCAGATGCGTCCGATGGAACCAGCGACCAGATAGATGCCCTCGTCCTTCACGAGCCCGATCTTGGTGTTGGTCCTGAGTGCGGCAGCGATCACATCCTCGAGCTGCTTGCCTGCCTTGAATGTGAGGTTTGCGGTGTAGATGTCTTGCATGGCTTGGTCCTCCTCAGAGCGTGTAGTCGTGAAATCGGTCGCGGAACCCGAGAGCGAGCTGGACTCCGCCGTATGTCAGGCGGCCGCCCTTCGTGCGGACGAACCGACGCATGAAGCCTTCGGGGTCCTCCTCGAAGCGCCAGACCTGCTGGTCGGTCATGCCGCCACGATCGACGCGCTCCGCCTTGTCGTCCCTCGTCAAGACCACGCGGACCTTGCCCTTGTTCGGTCCCGTCTTGTAGGGGATCACTCGGCAGACGGTGGCGGGATACCGATCGGTCGCGTAGCAGATGGTCGCTCCGTCTCCGACCTTGACTTCGTCGATGTTCATGCCACACCTCCTTCGCGCTCCTTGCGCTCGGTCCTCGGTTCCTCGATGAGCTCGAAGAAGAGCTCGACCCAGTTCGCATCGTCGAATCGTTCGCCGTCGGGCGTGAAGAACTGGGTGATCTCTCCGCCTCGGATCGGCTCGAGGTAATACTGCCGCACCTCCAGCTCGCGGATCGTCTCCTCGATGCGGTCCTTGAAGCCCCGCCATCCGCAGCAGCGGATGTCGTCGATGACCTGCTCCAGCAGGTCGGCCCAGTCCTCGCGAAGCCAGAGAGCGACATTCCAAGTCGCGCGATTGGTCCAGCCGTTGCATTCTTCGCGTTCCATGACTGACTCCTTTGCCGTAGTCGGCGTTACTTGACCGTGACCCAGAGCATGACCGTGCGGAGGAGATGGTTGTAGTCTCCCGCCATCGCCTCGTTGAAGAAGGCATCCCGCTCGGCCTTCTCGACCCCGTGAGCTTGGAGCGCCTTCGCGACTCGGCCGAGGATGGCGAATGCGTTGCCATCCTGACCGACGAGCTTGACCTCGATCGCGGGGTATTTCGTCGCCTTCGTGTTCGTCTTCATTGCTTGACTCCTGCGCGGATCGGCTCCGCTTTGCCGTCGGTCTCCCGACATCTGAATCATGGACTCGAATCGGATGATGTCACCAGACACCATCAAAGATTTGCGTTGATGAGCTCCTTCTTCAGCCACTCGGGGAAGTCGTCTGCGCCATCGTCTGGCATGATGACGCAATCACCGACGATGACATCGAAGCAGCCGATGTGCTCCTGCGCAAGCTTCGTGGCGAGCGTGTTGACGGGCAGGTCTTGGAGCTTGCCCTCCTCGTTGCAGTAGAGCCAGAAGCAGCCACGCCTGTCCGCCACGCGGATCGCCTCGGCGTATCCGCCGACCGCCTGCTGGATCTCGCGGAGGCCCGTCTTGAGCATGAGCCTCGTCTTGCCGTTGGTCGTGATCTTGAATGCGTTCACTTGACACCTCCTTCGTTGGCCGCCTGCTCGGCCTCGAGCTGGGCGACGCGCTCGTCTGCCAGCTTGGCCATGCATGCGAGGTTCTCGATTGCCGTCTGCCGTCCGCACGGCGTTCCCCGCTCGATGAGAGCCACGAGCATCGGGACCGTCGTCTCCCATGTCATCTTGATCGTGATCGTTTCGGCTGCCATGACTGACTCCGTTTCTGCGGCTCTGCGCCGCGTGCGTTAGGCCTTCGCCGCTTGGATCTTCTTCCAGAGCCGCGTGCGCAGGACTTGGAGGGTCGTCGCACGGTCCTGAAGCTCCTGCCGCATGAGGAGCATGCCCTCCGCAGCATCGACGGGCATGCGGTTCAGCACGATGTCGTCCGTCTCGCGGAGCTTCTTGTCCATCGCATCGAACGCCGCGAGGAACACCTCGTGCCGTGCGACGACCTCCTCGTACCGTGCCACGAGCTCCGCATGCGCGACCTCGGGCATCTGGACCTGCTGGATGATCTTGGCCATGACTGACTCCTTCGCGGATCGGCTCCGCTTGGCCGTCGAGAGGACTTCTCTCGACATGGGAATCATCGGACATATCCCGATGATTTCACCACCATTGCCCGAGGATTCCCAAAGATTTCCCGAGATTGCCCAAACCCCCGAGAATCGCCCTAGAGACGCTCGGAAATCGGGGCAGGGCAGATAGGGGTCCAAGCCATCCGAACGCCTCCCAGAGGCGGGAAACCGCCTCCCTGCCGTATCCTGCGCCCCATGCCCATCCCGCCACCCCATCGGGGAGCGGCCGAGGCGGCGGAGCTCCTGCGGCTGGTGTCGGCAGCTGGGGCGATGCTGGCAATGGAGCCGCAGTCCCCAGCTCTCCGCGCGGCCGCGAGGGAGAAGCTCCGCCGCCTAGGCCTCGAGCGGAACAGCCTGCGCATGCTCATGCGGATCGTCGCTGCCAGCTCACGAGCTGGAGCCCTGCACTCGAGGCCCGCAATCCGATTCGACGGCAGGCCAGACGATCCGCTTGCCACGATCGACGCGCTGACCGTCGCGCACGACATCGAGCTCGACTCGAGCAGGCGCAGAGGCATTGCGTACTGCCTCTCCACCACCATCGTCTCGGTCACACGATGAGCGCATCCGAGATGTTCGGAGCTGCCGAGTTCGGCAGCACGACTCCGTTCCCGTACAAGTCGTACGAACGGTCGAAGCTCTTATTGAACTTGCCCTCGAAGTTGTTCGTGACGAGCAGGCGCAGCGAGTCGTTGACGACGAAGTTCGTGCTGCCTGCGACGATGGTCAGGCCGACCCCGCCTTCAGCGATCTGCCGCATCTCGTTCACCACCAGCTCGTCAATGTAGAAGATGCCGCCTGCGCTCGCCGCGGTCGTGAGCTTGATGCCGACATACACCGAGCTAGGCAAGGCAAGCGGAGCTCGGAACGGGATCGTCTTCAGTCCGTAGGTCGTGCCTGTCGTGTACGGGACATCGACATACGATGTCGCCGAGAGCAGCGTGCCAGCTGAATCGCAGAGGCAGATACGGAGGTTGCCCGCTGTGATGCCTGCGCTCGTGCGGCAGTAGACCGAGAGGAGATAGAGACGGTCGGCAACGAGCGTTGCAGGCGTGCCGTCCACAGATCCCATCTGCTGCCGTATCTGGGTCAGGTTCGCTGCGTCGCCGACGAACTTGAGCGCGCTCGAGCCGCGATAGGTCACGCTTGTCTCTTGAAGGTAGTGCGTGCCAGCCGTGCCGACCACCGACTCCCATCCATCGGGCAGGTTGCTCGTGAAGTTCGCAAAGTTCGAGTTGCGCATCATGTTCTCGTAGCGTGCGCCGTTGTCGACTCCAGCATGGACCGCGGCCATCGTCATGCGGGTACCGCTGCCAGCTGGCCAGCGGTAGTCGAGGTTCGGGTACGAAGCCCAGCCTCGGATCTCGAAGCGTTCCTCTCCCGCACGCATCATGCCGTCCTGCGCATCTTGAATGCAGCGTGCCTCGAGTCGTTCGGAGCGCGCGCAGGGATACTGCGTGCCTCCAGCGGACATCGAGTTCGGAGGAAGCTCGGAGAACACCAGCGTGCCGTTGCCCGTGTTCGTTCCCGTGGTGACCGCGCTCTTCGAGATCGTCGTGCGGTTCACGGTCTTCGCGTCCGCGACCATCTCCCTGTTGAGGTAGAGCAGCGCCTGAGGCACGGTCTTCTCTGGGAGCACGCCGCGCGTGCTCACGAGGCTGTCGGCGTAGCAGGTCTCGACGAGGGTCGCCTGCGCTGCGGAGTTCAGGTCGTTCAGGATCTGCCCAGTCTGGACGAGGCGGCTCTCGATCGACGCAACGAGGCTTGCGATCATGTAGAAGTCGGCATCGGTGTACTCGGCCTGAAGGGCGAGCAGTCGCGTCTTCAGGTCGCTCTGGTGCGTCTTCACCGCATCCATCATGCCGAAGATTTTGCCGAGCCGAGTGAAGAGTCCATTCGTGCCATCATAGGTGAGTGCCATTGCCTTGCTCCTTGTCGCCTGTCATCGGCGCAATCTGGTTGAGTGCCTTGATCCGTTCCCCGCATCCGCAGTTCGGCGCGATGGCATTCACGGCCTGCGCGACTCCGATCGTCGACAGAACTCGGTGAACGACATCCCCAGCTCCCCGCAGGGGTCCGACATAGAACTTGCACGAGCTGCACCGCTCCTCCGTTGCGTCTCCTCCTCCAGCGAAAGGAGAGACGCACTTGCCGTTCCTGTGCTTGAGGCATTCAAGGGAACACAATGTTTGAGCTCCCCGTGTTCGCGTAGGTCGTGCCGTTCAGCTCTCGGAAGCAGTTCCCGACCTTGCCGACGACAAATCCGTTGGTAGCTTCGCCGAAGTGACCCTGCGCGCATCCGTTCTCGATTGATCCGCAGATGAAGTCCTGCTGATTGAGAGAGCAGCCTCCTCTTGCCTGACAGCTGACCCCGTGATAAATGCCGACAGAGATCGTCTGGACGCAAGGCTCTCCAGTCTGCTCTGGGTTGCATGCGCAGTTCAGGAGCTCAGACAGATACGAAGCGTTGTTGTCGGTTCCTCCGAGAGCGTACGACCATCCCGCGTATGCGAGGCATCCGCCGCCAAAGGTATTGCAGCAGGTCCCCTGCTGGACCTTGTAGGTGCTGCAACCCAGCAGTCCATTGACTGAACTCGAGAACGACCCATTCGCACGCGAAGTCTCGACAAGCGAAGCGCATGATTGATCGATGTCGCAGTAGCTGAATGTCACGATCTCGAACTGCGATGTCATCGTTCCAGAGCAGACATATCGGTCGAAGCCGAACTGGCCTCCGTCGCCGCTGGGAGTTCCATCATCGTTTTGGTTCCATCGACGGAGCACGCCCTGCGCCTGCCACGAGAAATGCCCATCGATCACTTGATATGTCCCGTTGCACTCGGCATTGATGCTGACCTGACTCGTGGTGCACGAGCCGTAGATGTTGCACCTGCGCGGCCAGTTGGCATCGTTCGCTCCGAAGCAATGGGCGAAATATCCGCTGGCCTGACCGAGGCCTCCGCATCCTCCATCCCAGCTAGCGCCGCAGCAGCATGATGCACGCCGAGATGTCACGGCAGCTCGCTCGCGTAGATGTGGATGGTGACCGAGCTTGCGATCGACGCGAGGACATGGATCGACTCGCCTGCGATCATCGGTATCTCGGAGTCGATGATCGTGGTCGAGTACGCGGGCAGCTGGAGGTCGTACACGATCGCGTTCCGCTGGGCAGGCGTGTCCTTCTGCTGGACATGGTGGATCCTGACCGTGGTCCTCGTCGCTCCTCCGTTCACCATCCAGATGCTTGTGACCCGTGCGCTGCGGACATTCGGAGTCTCGTACGCGATGCGGATTGCCGTGCCAGCGATGAGCTGGGAGACGAGACGGGGAGATGCCTCTGGACGGGTGAGCTGGTTGGTTGGGTACGCGCTCATGGAGTGTTCCCGCAGGTGATGATTAGGCCGTTGGGCATCGAGAACCACATGATGCCGTTGAGAGGCGATAGGAGCTGCATTGCCACCACGACTCCGTTCTCGATGGCGGCTGGCCGTTCGGACGCATTCGCTGGTCCAGAGCCGCCGACTCCCGACACGCCGAGGCGCTCTGCTCCATTGAAGGCTGGACCCCATCCCGTGTTCGTGCTGCCGAAGTTGCCGTACTTCGCTCCCGTGAATGTCGACCAGCTGTAGCCGTTCGACGCTCGGAGATCGACCTGCTGCCACGAGTAGGTCCATCGCCACGGGATGTTCTGGGCATCGTGCTCCCAGACTTGGTTGCCCGTGATGCGCGCGGCAAAGACATCCGTGCCAGAGGAGACGCTGCTCACGACCGCCCATATCTGCTTGCCGTCCGCACGCTGCGTGCTGCGGAGTAGAGCGACCGTGCCAGCAGGTAGTGGAGTCTGCGCTGCCCCGCCGAATGGAGGAGGAACGAAGGCAGGCTGGAAATCCGCACTCGTCGAAGCCTCGCTCTTGCGCCCGCCCTCCATCGTCTCCCACTCGACGAGAGCGCCGATGCTCGGTGCCTGCTTGGCCTGCACCTCTTCCCACTCCATCGCCCCGTTCGATACTGGGTTGCCGATCTTGGCATAGAGGAATCCCTGCCGTGCGTATGAGGAGGTGTTGTCGCCGACCGTGAGCGGACGCAGCTTGTCCAGCAGGTCGAATGCCTCGTTCATATGCGAGTATTCGAGGTTGCCGATGCGGCCAGATGTGAAGCGTGGCAGGTCCATGATTGGTCACCAGTTCGAGGAGATGGCATCGAACGAGATGAACTCGGGGAACGGCTGTCGCCAGTACACACGAGTCGCTCGAGTCTGCCCGTCTGTCTTCTTCTCGGTCGCGATCTCCCGAGTCGCATTGCGCATCGGGTACTGGATGAGATGGTAGTCCTTCGCCTCTTGGATCTTGTGCTGGATCGAGTAGAGGTTCACCCCGATGCGGCGGACGGACGCTCCCAGATACAACGCCATGCCAGTCGGGATGCCCTGCCAAGTCGCGCTGTTGCGGCAGCCACGGGCGGCTCGGGCATTGGTGTAGATGGCTGGCAGTCCGCCCACCGACTCGACGGTCTCGGAGATGTTGATGTCGGTGGTCAGGCGCAGCACCGATACGGGCTCTCCCCATACATCGATCTGCCGACCCCGAGTCGTCGCGGTGATGATGTTCGCGCTCTCGTTCGATCCGACCCGTCCGTCGGTCGGATAGTTTGGATTCTCCCACCATGCATCGACGAAGCCAGCGGACAGGTCGAGGGTCCACTCGACATAGTTGGGCTCGTTCGGCTGGAGCGTCGTGCCAGAGATGAAGCTGTTCTTGTAGTTCCAGACGACGGTCCAGAAGTCCGTGCCGCTCACGCGCTCGAGGTTGTACGAATGGGCGTACGCATTCGCCGTCTCGGGGAACAGGTCGCCCTGAGCTGGGAGATACTGCTCGTCCCACACATCTCCGATCGGCATGACATATCCCGTCGAAGCGGAGCCGAACAGCGCCGTCACATCGGTCGGGTTGAGCAGGCCAGACATTCCATTTGCCGAGTCCCAGACCTTGAAGGTCCTGCTTGCGGAAACCTTGCCACCCTCCTTCGAGTAGGTGCGGCTTCCCAGCTGCTCGGTGATCTTGATGACAGGAACCGCCATTACAGAATGCCTCCCGTGCCGACCTTCTCGGCTGTCTTCTCTGTCGCTCTCATCGTCCGTGTCTGGACCTCGCGCTGCATCGAGCTCGGATACGGATCGAACCTGAATGCTCCGAGCGCGGTGCTTGCCGAATCTGGAGAAGCAGCGGCCGCCTGCTTGACGGCCTTAGACACCTTCATGTCTGCGATGTTCTGTTCGAGGCGGAACTTCTCGCGGATGGCATTCGCCTCCTCCTCCGACTGTGCGCTGCGAAGCGCCTTCTCGAGCGCGAGGTTGCGGAGGTTCTTGTCGAGCGTCTTGTCGATTGCCTGCTGCTCCTCCTCCGTCTTGCCGAGCGATTCCTTCGCGGCATCCGCCTTCAGCTTCATCACCGCAAGCTCATCCTCGGCGGACTGGAGGCTGCTTGCCGCAGCCTTGGCATCGGCATCCGCCTTGTCCTTCGCCTCCTTGTCGGCCTTGTCCTTGAGCGCGGCCTGCTGCTTGTCGTACGCATCGAGCGCCGCGTATGTCTCGTCCTCGAGCGCGGTGATCTTCTTGGCATGGATGAGATCGATGAGCTGGCGCTGCTTCTCGTCGTCGACCTTGGACTTCTCCCACTCCTTGTCGCGGAACATCTGCATCGCCTTGCCCTGCGCGTCGATGATGATCTTCTCGCGGTCGGATGCATCCTCCTTGCGTCGGGATATTTCGTTTACCAGAGCAAGCGACTCCTTCTGCTTCTCCAGCTCGAGATTGATGCCAGTCTGCTTCTTCTCGTCTGCGGCGCGGGCAGCTGCGGACTTGACCCGCATGTCCATCATCCTGATGCCTTCGTCGATCTTCGCGATGTCCGCCTTGCTCGCTCCTCCGTAGATCCAATTCCACAGGCTCTCTCCGACGGCCTGACCAGCATTGATGAATGCGCCTGCGTACGGGAGCGACTTGAGGACATCTCCGAACTTGTCCTGCCAAGACTTGTCGGAACGCCATGCGTCGGCAAATGCATTCGCCACGCTCGAGGCCATTGCGGGGCCGAGCATCGCACCCATCTTCGCACCGAGCTTGCCCGCGAACTCGTCCGACCACGAAGACTTGAGCTTGCTACTGAATCCCTCGGTGAACTTCGCGCCCGCAGACTTGGCAGCGTCGTCCATCTTCTTCTCGACGACCTGCGATGCCTTCTCCATCTGCGCTTCGAGCTTCTCGAGTCGCGCGACGATTTCGATATACACCGAGCCTGCTGCTTCAGCCATTGCGACCTCCATTCATCCAAGAGTCAACATAGGATCGGCACGGATCGTCGGCGGCTTCCGTTCTCACGAGCTCGCCACGCGAGATCAAGCGCAGGTAGCCGTCGAACTCCCGCACGGGAAGCGCAAGCGGATCCCCGAGCTGGAGCTTCGATGCGATGAGATGCGCCTCTGCTAGCCGATCGCGATGGCGCTCTTCCGCTGCGATCGGCCGATCCATTTTGAATCGGTGGCATCCCAGACGAAGCCGACCAGCTGGCAGGCGATGTCAGCGAACTCGTCGGGCGAGATCGACTCGATGAAGTCGAGGGGAAGCTTCGCGGCACGGGCCGCCTCCTCGATGATCTCGACCGCGCCCTCGGTCTGGAAGCACCAGCGGATGAGCGACGAGGTCAGCATGGCATTCCTGCGTGCCTCGGTCGCGAGCTCCAGCTGCTTCTCGTAGCCCGCCCCCGCAAGCTTTGCGTCCGCGATCACGGTCGCTGCCGTCCGATGGGCGAGCACCGATTGGAGCGAGATCATCTGCCGCACGGTCAGCGGCCTCAGGCGGATCTCGCTGTCGCCAGCGTTGAACACGATGTCTCCGATGTCATTCATGGAACTACGATCCTTCTGTCGCTCATGCGACGGATGTGGATGGCAGCATAGAACGATTCGGGCTGCTTCGTCGATGCGATGGCACGGGCTCGGGCGGACTCCTCCGAGAGCGTCGATGGAGAGACGCGCCGATGGAAGCTGGTCCCGTCCTTCTGTATGAAGGAGATGAGCCAGTCATCCGAGGTCGGCACCGCGATCGAAAGAGGGTTGAAGCCGTTCACGGGAGCGAGGTCGCCCACACGACGGTCGGGCCATTGCTGTCATTCATCTCGAAGTTCAGGGAGAGCGTGTGGTCCCCGTTCTTGTCGCTGTTGAAGGCGAAGCTGTTGAACACCGCGTCGAACTGGATCGCCGCGTAGTTGGTCAGGCTCGTCGAGAATGTCGTGGTCGTTCCCGCGGTCGGCGTGTAGCTCCAGAGCGTGAGCGTGCCGCCTTGAGCGGTCGGAACATTGGATGTGAGAGCGCCGAAGGGAGAGCTGCCAGCTGCTCCAGCTCCGACGACCACTCCGCCTCCGATGCTGCCCGTGATGTCCGCGATGCCGAGTCGGCGGGTCTTGCCCGTGTGGCTGAATCCCGTTGTCTCGGTCGAGGTGTACTGGAGCGTGGCCGCCCAGACCTTCGCGTTGACCTGAAAGTGCGTGGTGGGAAAGGTCACATTCCCATCGTTGCCGACCGCGTAGACGCTTGCCATGTCCTAGCTCCTATGAGGTGAGCTGCCCGCGCAGCTCGTAGATTTCCTGAACCGACCAAGCGTCGTCGTCCTGCGACGGCGAGCCCCGCTGCTTCAGCACGCACGAGATCCTGTCGTACCCTGATGCGGAGAAGACCGCATTGTCCAGCAGGGTACGCAGATCGTCCTGCGCTGCGTTGAGCCCAGAAGTGGTATCGGCTGAATCGTAGATTGTGAACACGGCGCGCATGACATGCATGGTCGAGCCGCTGTAGCCCCTCTCGAACCTCTGGGTGCCGACCGTGTAGACGCAGAGAGGCAGCTCGGTGTCAGCTGGGGCGAGGTCGAGGTACGCCCTGCCTCCCAGCTTGAAGAGGAAGCCCGCACCCGAGGTGGTGTTGATCTTGGTCCAGAGGGCGGCAAGGACGGCATTCATCGGCTGACCTGAACCTCGGGGTACTGCTCTCGGAGTGCTTCCGACATGATCTTCTCGAACTCGGGCTCTGCGGCCGCGAGCGCCTTCGCGATGTACGGGCGGGGAGCCACGCGGCCGTATCCGCTGTCGATGGCTGCGTAGTGGACAGGCGAGGTCACGATGTATCCGATGCGCGACTCCGAGTAGGAGTGGTACTCCTCGACCTCCGCCATCCCTTCCGTGCTCTCTCCCGTGCCTGCCTTGTTCTCGAACTCGCCGTCGAGCTGGTTGATGTTGATGCCCCAGCTCCTGCGGAGAGCTCCCGTGTTCGGAGCTGGCGACATTCCCACCCTGCTGGCTTGATGGAATCCCTGCGCCCGCTTGTTCCGTCCGCTCTTCTTGCCCTTGCCCACGCGGTAGATGCGTCCCGTGCCTCTGTAGCTGAGAGTGTCCTTCATCACTCCAGACACGACGAGCATGAATCCGTTGACTCCGCCTCGCACGGTCTTCCTGAACTCGGAGTCGAACTCGGGGTTCTTGACGAAGCGTGCGCCCATTAGATGGTCTCCAGCGGCAGAGCCTTCTGCGCATCGACAATCGTGTGCGTGTTCTGGAGCCCAGCGACCTGCTGCATTTCGTCGGGGATGCGGCATCCAGTCACCGAGTAGACGGACGACTTGCCCGTGGTCGGCGTGTAGATGAGGTCGTCGATGAGGACATCGACCGCTCCATCGAAGTAGATGACCGCATCGTTGCGGGTGCTCAGGCGGCCTTCGAGCTTCGTCTCCCTCGACCCGCGCTGCTGGACGAACGCCCTCGTGGTCAGGACCGTCGAGTAGGTCTTGATCGATGTGCCGTCCGTGCCGCGTGAGTACGCGGCACGCTTCACGAGCACGCCGACTCCGCGCGACTGGATGAGAGAGGACACGCTCATCGCCACTTCTTCCATGGTTCGATCATCGTGAAGGCCTCCTGCTCGTATGCCCTGCCAGACTTCAGCGTGTAGCTGTAGTCGCCGAGGCTCTCGGAAGAGAGCGAGGTGTCGCGGGCTCGGGCGTTGAAGATGCCAGATGCCAGCTGGCGACACGCCTGCTGGATCTCGTACGGCACATCCGCCTGCGCCCAGCCGCCAGAGTAGTTCAGCAGCAGGGCCATCGGAAGGGTCGACACCCGCTGCCCGTAACCCGAGTACGAGTTCGCGCCGACATGGATCACGCCACGCTCGAGGTCCGCGATCATCTCGTGCTGCGACTGGTCGACATAGGTGATGGTCGCGGGAGCGTTGATGAGATTGCGTCCCGCAAGCCTGTTCAGGTGACGGCACGGGCAGTTCTTGGTCAGCGTCGCCTTGAATCCAGTCACGGTGTTGATGTGGGTCACCAGCTCCGATGTGACATCGTGATTCGAGTAGTTCGCGAAGTCGGTCGTCTCCACTCCCGTCGATGCGATCCTCTTGAAGATGATGCGATCGGTCTCCACCGTGACCGATGCCATGACATCGGTCGAGACCGTCGACTCGACGACGAAGGCCGTCGCAGCTCCGAAGCCGAAGAAGTGGATCGACGAGATGGGCGGATTCTTCGCGACCACCACCATGCCGCTGCCCGAGGTCGTCCACTCGAAGTATTCGCGCTGGATGACCTTCTTGCCGAGGAAGCCCTCGACCTGAGCTGTCGCGGTATTGATCGCCTGCTCCAGCTGGGTGTCGTAGGTCGTGACCGTGATGCCGAGCGTGGCCTTCAGGTCGGCAAGGGTGATGATGGCGTATGCGTCGAGAGCCATAGGTCAGGTCCTTGTCGGCTTCATCGGCTTGGTGATGAGCTTCGGAGAGTCCTCTCGGTCCTTCTTGCCGAGGAGCTCTACGATGCCCTTCGCCTCGAGTTTGACGGCCAGCTCTGGCGTGATGCCGACGAGCGCGCCGACGCGGTGGCCGTTCCAAGGCTTGCGGATGATGCACGGGGTCGAGCTCAAACTGGCCTTCCCTTCTCGTGATACTCGGGGAGGTACTGGTGGACGGGCGCGAGGTTCGCGTCGAGCCAGCTGCCGACGAGCTGGAGATGGCCGATGCGCACGCGAGGCGTGGTCGCGATCTTGAGGCCGTGCTCTGCGGCACGCTTCCAGAACCAGATGTCGTCATCCATGCGGCCGTCGGACCACTCGCCGTTCTCGTCTGGCTCGCCCTTGAACCACGGGTGGGGGAGCTTGGCAAGAGCCGAGGCTCGGATCATGGTCAGTCCGAAGTGTCCGAACTGGACTGGCCAGATTAGGTCCCTTAGCCTGTCCCGCCCGATTGCGCTCATCGCCGTACCGTCGGCTTCGGTCGGCTTCACGAGCAGCTGGTTCCTGTCCCGACCAATCTGGAGCGGGCAGACGACATCGTACTCGGAGGCATCTGCGATCTCGCGGAGCGCGAGGATGTCGATCTCATCGAAGAGCGAGTCGAAGTCGATGGTGAGGATCCACTCGGGATTTTTCTCCTTGATGATCCGAGTCATGCCGCGCTCGAGGCATTGACCCCAGAAGACTCCTGTCGTCTTCACGAAGGGCATCTGAAGCGTGCGGCAGGCCTCGGCGGCCGATGCCATCGTCTCGGTCCATGCGATGCGCGGCATCGACATGATGGCGACCGTGTCCTGCAACATCCGAGCTGGAGGGACATACCTGCCGATCTTGACCGCCTTGAAGTTCAGGGAGATCGGAACGCCAGCGCAGGTCCCCGTCTCTTGAAACTCGCCCTCGACTCTCAGCCCAGCCATGCCGAGGATTGCCCCGAGCTTCTGCGGGTTGAAGATCGCATGATGCGCATCGTGCTCGTCGGTGTGGCCGCCCATGAGCCAGCCCTCGATGGGGAAGCCGTCGCTATCTGGGCTGTCGTACGCCTTCAGGATCTTGTCGATGTTCGGCACGGCCACCCAGAGGATGCCGCCGAGCTTCAACGCTCGAGACCACTCCCTCACGACATCGAGCGTCTCCCTGAACGAGATGTGCTCTAGGACATGGATGGCTCGGATCTCGTCGAGCTGGCCGTCCGCGATGCCGACGAGCCTGCGCGCGTCGCATCCCTGCTTGATGTCCCATGCGGTGAATCCGTCCTTCAGACGGTCGCCGCATCCGATGTCCAGTTTGGTAACCATAAGACGAGGGGACGGCTTGCGCCGTCCCCTCGCGGGAGGAGAAGATGTGCCGAGTATAGCCTCAGGCGATCTCGTAGAAAGTGCCTGCGTTCTTCGTGGCCGCAGACGAGATGCCGACGCTTCCCTCTCCGAGCAGCGCGATCATGTCGAGGGTCGCAGTCGATCCGCTGGGGGTGACAGAGACCTTGAGGTATCGCTTCTTGCCGTTCAGCGGGATCGAGATGGCGGCAAGAATCTGACCAGCAGATGCGTCCGTGTAGGTGAACGCGCTCGTGAGAATCAAGTCGGTGTATGCCGAGGTCGTGTCTCCATGCTGAACAAGGATGGAGGTCGGCTTGTTCGTGAGGGTCGACGCGATGAGAATCTGTGCGTTGCCGAAGCCCTTGCAGTCGAACGATGCCGTGGCGGTTGCGTTCGTTGCGGTGCTCGTGGGGACAAGGCCGTGCAAGACCTTGGTGTTGAACTGGGAGTTCATGTGTGGGTCGCTCCTTTAGCGGGTGAACTTGATGATCGCGCCAGCGTTGGTCGAGTCGCCGACATTGCAGCAGTTGATGTCGATGCGCTGGGTGCCCTTGATCGCGATCTCGTCCTGCTCGAAGGCGTTCAGGGCGGAGTCGCTGGTCTTGACCGACATCTCGCGACGGTCGCCGAAGTACGCGCCGACCGAGAGGTCGCCGAAGTACGCGAGGATCGTGCCGTCGGCCGTGGTCGAGCTAGCAGGCATGTTCTGGACGAACTCGACCGCGTAGCCGAAGAACCGAGGGTTCATGCCATTCGCGACCTCGACCGAGGTCACGCCGCCCGACTTCATCGCCACGGCCTCGAACAGCTCGTGGTAGACCGACTTATGGCAGTAAATCTTGGACTTCGGGGAGATCGACCACGCAGGAGCCTTCGCAAACATCGGGGCGATGGTCGCGGTCGAGGAGCCCGAGAGAGCTCCCACGCCGACTCCAGAGTCGACCACGCCAGCGGAACCGACCGCATTGGCAAGACCGACGATGCCGCCGTAGGTCGAGGTGCCGTCGCCGTTGAAGCCAGCGTCGTCTTCCTTCTTCGCGAACTCGTACGCGATCTCGTTCGCGATGTCGTCGCCCATGTTGACGATCGCATCCTCCTCCAGCTCGGACGAGATGGTGGTGAGGACCATGAGCTTCTTGGCGACGAGCGTGATGTTCTCGAAGCTCTGCGTGCTCTCGGTGCCTGCGGTCGTCTCGCCGACCCAGTACGAGGTCAGGCCGTTCTTGCGGCGCGGCACGATGAGCGTGTCGCGGGTCATCGGCTTGATGCCAGCATTGCGGCGGAACACGCCATACTGCTCGCGCAGGGTGATGATTGCCTCCTCGAACTGCTCGGGAACGAGGAAGCCGCCGTCGGTGTTCACGCCTTCGCTGTGGGCCTTCGAGATGATGCCGTGCGCGGCGCAGAACGCCTTCGCGCGCGGACGGCCAGCCGCTGCCAGCATGAACTGGCCGAAGCGGTACGCCTCCTCGGCGGACTTGAAGTTCTTGACCTTCTTGAACATCTTCCGCGAGACGACATCCGACTGCACGATGCCCTTCGGCACGACGATCGAGTTCATCTCCTTGCGGATGGTCTCGCGGATCGACTTCGCCAGCTCGGTCGTGTCGACCTGCTTGACTTCGTCGGGAGCGGTCGATGCGCCCATCGGAGCAGCGGCTCCGCCCGAGATGCTGATTTCGACGCTCTCGGGATCGACGGGGTTGCCCGCGTCATCGACGAGGCTGACTCCGTTGAGCATAAGGCTCTTCGCGATGAGCACGCCCTGCTCGCCGTGGCTCTTGGCCGCGAGCTGGAGCTGCTCCTTGAACTTGGTGATGGTGATGGTTTCCATGTCGGTATCTCCGTGCTCTGAAATCAGTCAAGGCCCATCCTCAAGGCACCATGCCGCCGTAGGGGCCGCCCTTCACATCCAGAGCTTGCCGCGCGCCCGAGCGATCTCGGAGCGGACCACGGCATCATAGTCAATCGGCTTGCTGGTCTTGCGCCTTGCGTCCGCACGCGGAGGCAGGCAGATGTCGATGATGATCTTGCGGGGCTTCTCGTAGTTCAGCCAGCGCATGGCATCGTCCTCCTTGACCATGCCCTTGCGGATGGCGGAGACGAGGGCAAGCGGGTTCGCCTGAAGCGGCGCGACGCTGATCTCGAAGAGCTTCCACTTGCTGTAGACCGTGTGGAGCGTATCGCCCCATCGCTTGCGGTCGTCGACCGTCGCCCTTCGGAAGCCGCCCTGTTCGGGCTTGTATCCGATGCTGATGCCCTTCACGATGCCCTGTCCGACGAGGCTTGCGACGAACTCGGGGAAATAGCTCCCCGAGTATCCGTCGGGCTTCTGCGCGAACTCGAAGTCGCCGACGATCGCGGACGAGCTGCGACGCAGCTCGGTGCATCGACCGATCGGCAGGGTCGGATCGTGGTTGAACAGCAGGATGGGGTTCGTCTCGTACTCGGTCGCATTCATGCCCTGCGGGATGACGACCTCCCCGTCGCTGTCGATGACATCGGTGGTGATCGTGGCGGTGAAGCCCCGAGCGGACGGAGCGAACTTCGCATCGAGTGCCTTGCGCTTCATTCGGTTGTTCCCTTTGCTTCGTTTGCCTGAAGACGAGCCCGCGCGGAGTCGAGGTGCGACTGGAGGTTGTCGACCAGCTGGGGCATCAAGGCACATCGGCAATGCGGGTGGAGAGGAGGAGCCCCGACATCCTCGTAGTCGAGGACCATCGTGCCGCCGTCCGCCCCGACGAGCTCGCTGCCCATCGGGAAGAAGGAGTCGCCGATGCCGACGCTCTTCTCTCCGTACATGTTCGCGGCCGCCTCGCAGAACTCGCAGGGGTCTGGAGCAAGCAGCCAAGTCTTGCCCGTGACCAGCCCTGTCGACTTCCATGCGTCGAGCTCGGATGTCGCGGCGGCCCTTGCGGCCTCTGTCCTCGCGATCATCCGCGCACGAGCTCGAGTCCCTCGCTCCTCGTCTCCTTCGGACGCGGCCCATGCCTGCACACGCTTGGTCAGCATGCCCGTGTCCTCGCCCATCTCCATGCCGATCCCGAGCAGGGACTTGACCGCGACCTCGGTGTACGAGTTCACGCCATCCGCAGCCTTGTTCGACAGGCGGGTCGTCGCCCTCTCGACATACGCCATCATCTCCTTCGGCTTCCATCCCAGCTCTGCGACGATCGCTCGAGAGCCGACCATCTTGCCGAGCGTGTTCATGCCGAGGTCGATGCCGTGCTCGATGCTTCCTCGGATGAATGGGGAGAGCGCCTCGACGAGGTACGGATTCCATTCCGCCTTGTCGAGCACCTTCAGGACCTTCTCGACGAGAGCGCCATCGACCGTCGATGCGGACTGGATCTCTTTCACGACCGCATCCACCTGCTTGCCGAGCACCTTGTCGACCGTCTTCATCCAGCTGCCGAGCAGCTCGTCGTTGACGAGCTTGCCAATTCCTGCCTTGGTCCACATCTCCGACTGCATGACCTTTGTGTGATGCCCGCATCCGCATGCATGCTTGGCCTTGAGCTCATCTGGAACTGGTATGCCGTTCTCCTCGGCAACGGCGGCGATGATTGCCGCTCGGTCTCGATCGTCACCGCCCCAGACCTTTTGATAGGAGTCGGCATAGGCGATCACTTCTTCGATGCTGTTCATCTTGGTCGGAGTCATTCGGCCACCTTCTTCGGCTGAGGCCTCGTGTGCGATTTCCGCACGGCGGGCGGCACATTCGGACCATGGAACTTGTCGTAGAGCTTCCAGCATTCGGGAGTCAGCTTGGTCCCCTTGACAAGCATCTCGTGAGTCACCGCAACGAACTCCAGCCTGTTCGTCCGTCCGTACGGACGGTATCCGCCTGCTGCCGCGATGGCGTTCTCGTCCGCGCTGAGGGAGACCTTTTGCGATATGAATCCCCTGCTCCAGACATGCTCTCCGCGCGGAGCCGCCGCATGGTGAGCATGCGCAAGCTCGTGAACCATGTTGTCGACCGACGGACCCGACGCTGGATTGAAGATGATCGCTCCATCCGAATGCCTCCAGTATGCAGCGGCTCCGTCCTGCTTGAAATGCTCGTCCCACATGCGCTGCGATGGAACGAATACCGCATTCCCTCCAGTCGCTCGAGAGAAGAAGTGACTGGAAGCGACCGCCGCATATGCGACCTGCGCTGCATCTACGGCATCCATCTCTACGCCGTCTGGGGTTGCCGACAGGTCGCAGCCAGCTCTCTTAGCAATGGCCGTGTAGACCTTCTGAGCGGCTGCATCCACCTTTGCCTTGAGCGCGGCTCCGCCGATCCTCTCCGCATCCTGCAAAGCCTTTGCGAGAGGGCGCAACGCATCTACGGGATCTGCGATGGGAAGCCCTTCGTTTGCCGCCTTTGCCGCATCGTCTATCTGCTTAGTAATCACAGCGCCAGCCTCTGCCAGCTTTGTCTTTACTTCTTGGGGTGCGTCGATCGTGCCGAGTGCCGATGCCATGATGCCGACATCGGTCTTCAGCAAGGCATGGTCGACATCATCGCCTGACCATCCTCCCTCAGTCGTCGATGGCTTCTTGGACGAGCTGGAAGCATCGGATGATCCGCCGCCGTCACCGCCTCCGCATTCGTTCCCAGCTTGGAAGCCTCCAGCTACCGTGCCGCAGTTCTTGATCTCCATCGCCGCGGCTGCGATGGAGACTGAGCTGCCGCATGAACAAGGCGGAGCCGCCTTGCCCGACTGGCACATCTGGAACGCGATCGCGATCGCCTGCTCGTGCGGGTATCCCTCGCCGATGAGCTTGGAAATCTTGGCAGACACGCACTCCTGAAGCGGGTCAGCTTTCATGCTGATGTCGTTTGCCTTGGTCGGCGTAACCGCGGCGGGTGCAGCTGGAGCTGGAGTAGCCGAGCTCGGCACGATCGGGCTGAAGATCGAGTCGATGACCGTCTGGGGGATCGACGGGAAGGCCGCTGCCGCGATCGCCCGTGCCGACTCGAGCGGGAGCTCGCCCGACTTGGCCTGAGCGGCCAGCGTGACGAGAGAGGAAATCTGGGCTCCGTTGAGTGCCGTATTCGCCACGGGCTGCCCAGCCGCAGGCTGGGGCGCGTCCGTAGGGCTGGGAGGCGTTGCTGGAGCTGGGGAGGGTAGTTGCCCTGCCCCGCCATCGAGGGCTGGGAGCGCATCTCCGCCCGTTCCCTGAGCTGGCTGGGCTGGCTGCCCTCCGAGGGGCTGGCCGCCCACATGGAGCTTGTCAGCCTCGGGATCGGGGAGAGCGTCCAGACCCTGCTCCTGCCGTGCCTCGTTCGCGGTCATCCAGCCGCCGCTGACCGCCGCCTGCCGCTCCGCGAGATCCTGCTGCCGATTGCTCGGCACGGGATTGTCGTACGCGAGGATGGCATCGCCCTCGAGTCCGAACATGGGCAGCAGGCGCTGGTTCAGGATCTCTTCATCCATACGTGCCAGCGGGAGGACCGTCATCTCTCGCCAGCTCGTGAAGCCAGTCTGCGCCGACGCGAGGTTCGGGTCGTTTGCCTTCAGCATGCTGACAGGCACGCCAAAGACGGCAGCAATCTCCTCGACCACCGCCTCGCGGCCCGTGATGTCCTTCGGCGGGAACTGGAGCGGCTTCAGGTCGATCTCTTGGTTCGCGATGAGGAAGCTGCCAGACTTCCGCGTACCTTGCAGCTTGTCTTTGAGCTGCTCCTCGAAGACGGCCATGTCGTCCTCGCTCGCCGCTCCCTTGATGCTGACCAGATAGTCGGGGCGACCTTGGTTCTTGAAGGTCGAGAGGTCCATCTCGTGAAGCGCCGTGTTTGCCGCAGCGACACCCCATGCCGCCTCAAGCTTGCCCATGCCGTAGAGCAGGTCGCGGGGATTCGGCCGCTTGAAGTGAATCACCTCCTCGGGGGTGAAGCGCACCTCGGATTCCCTGCTGCGCCCGTAGACATAGCCATCTACGAACCGTTCCTCGCTGGGGATGATGCGGGTCCATTGCGGCGGCATCGGATACAGCTGCGACGGCACTCCCATGCTGGGATCGGTCACGACATGCAGGTACGCATTGCCAGTCAGCTCCTGCCACACCACGCGCAGCACGGTCGCGTCGAATCCGTTCAGCCACGGGTTGCTGACCGAGAGCAGGCGGAGCAGCGGATGGTCGTCGGTGACCTCCTCGAAGTCCGAGCCGATCTCGGCTGCCTTGCGCATCACCGCGACGCTCGGGCGCATGCGGCCGTCTCCGAGGAGATAGGCCTTCCTCTCGTTCTCGACCCGCCGCGTACGCCAGAGCTTCGTGCGGCTGCCTCCGTTGCGAATGTAGAGACGCAATGGCAGGGCGGCGACGGCATTCGCGTTGATCGATGCCGCCGCATAGACCCAGCTCGAGAACGAACGCACGCCGAGCTCGTGGCTGAACGGAGGAGCCGCTCCATCCTTCCCGCTGCCCGAACGCATCACCGCGTGGTTCCATGACCGAGGGGAGGATGCCTTGATTCCGAGGAGCTTCGCGATGAAAGAGGGTTTCGGCATTAGACGACCTTCAGGATGAGCGGCCTGTGCTTGCGCTTCGCGGCCAACGCAAGTGCGAGGGCGCACACGCCGTCGTCGTGGCCAGCATTGGCCTCGTACACGACCCGCCCTCCGCTATATCGGAAGCCGAAGCTGTCAAGCTCAGCTCGCAGCCAGCCGTCAGGGTAGCGGATCTCCCGACCTTGGATCGCAGATGCCAGTCCTTCCATGAGCTGCTGCTTGCTCTGGGAGGTGAATCTCCACCCCTTCACGCCCTTGCATTGCCTCGCGATGTCCTCGACGATCGGATCGCCCACGCCCGTCGAGTCGATGAATGCCGTCTTGTGGCCGATCATCGACATGATGCGCGTGCGGGTCGCTCCCCAGTCGCCGTGCCAACGCTCGAGCACGCAGACGGATCCCGATGCATCGAGGCCGCAGACGACCGTCCAGTCGACCGATTTGGCGAGGTCGATGCCGTAGGCCACGGGAGGCTGCGTACTGAGCTGGCCGATGCACGATCGGATGGCATCGACCCCGAATGGATTCGAGCCATCGTCAGAAGCCTCCGCCATGTAGAGCTCGCGAAATACTGGCTCGGGGAGAATGGCCTTCGCCTGCTGGATCTCGTCGGACTCGAGGATGCCTCCATCGACGGCATCGAGTGCGGTGAGCTTGTGATACGCCATGTTGGGCATCCCAGCCTCCGCCATCCGAGCAAGTCGGTAGCACCAGTTCTTCCGACCCTTGACATTGCCGATGATGCGCAGCGGTCCTCGAGTCGCGGTCAAGGTCGAGCGCACGGCGTTGAATGCCTCCTCTGGGCATCTCGTCGCCTCGTCGATGACCGCCGCCGAGACATCGTCGCCGTAGAGCGTGTCGGGATTGTCCGCCGACTTGAACCACATCGTGGCTCCGTTCAGCAGGCGGATCGAGAGCGTGCTCTCGTTCGCGGTCCATGCCACGGCCGTCGGGTCGCTCTCTCGCAGCATCCTGACCATGCGTGCATATGCGACGGTTTTGGTGACGGAGAAGGTCGGGGCGACCCACCAGTACGCCCCGACCCCGCCGTTCCATGCCTGAGTCAGCAGCCAAAGCAGGCAGCCAGCCGTCTTGCCGCTCTTCGTCGATGCCTCGATGATGACGATGCGGGCAGGATCGCAGATCGCGGCATGCTGCTTCGGATACAGAGCTGGAAGCTCTGGAGGAGCGATCGTGATGCCATTAGCCACTCGATCCGCCGACCTTCAAGGTGATCGGCAGGAGCTGGATCGAGTCCGTCGGCTTGCCCTCGTCGAGACGCTCGATGCGGTCGGCCGCCTGCAATGCCGAGAGGTTGTCCCGCTGCATGGCGACGAGGATCTCGACCGCGCGCAGGCGTTCCCTGTCCGACCGTGCGTTCGCGATCAATCCAGTCACCACGCGCGGCAACTGGTCCATGAGCTCGTCGGGGATGTTCCATCGTCCCTCGATGGCACGGCGGATGAGCCGCGCGCCTGCGCGCTCGTGCTTCTTCTCGATGATGCGTTTTGCCTTGCGAGTCATAGCATCGACAGCAGCTGGGACTTGACGGCTGGATCCTCGGACAAGCAGCCGTGAAAGCTGCTGGTCACCATCTCGGCATCTGGCTGGCGCACGCCTCGGCAACCCATGCACGAGTGGTGCGCCTTCATCACACACGCGGTCCCAGCCGAGAAGACCGAACGATGGAGCGTCTCGGCAATCTGCCGAGTGAGCCGCTCCTGAAGCTGTGGCCGCCGCGCGAAGACTTCGACCAGACGGGGAATCTTCGACAGGCCTACGACCTTGCCCTGCGGCATGTACGCGACCACGGCCGTGCCAGAGAACGGCAGCAGGTGATGCTCGCACATGGAGGTGAAGCGGATGCCGCGCACGGTCACCATCTCGTTGTTCGAGTCGGTGAACATCGTGCCGAGGCAGGTGACAGGATTCTCCCGCAGGCCGCCAGTCATTTCTCCGAGCGCCTTGACGACTCGGCGCGGCGTATCGATCAATCCCTCGCGCAGCGGGTCTTCACCGATGAACTCGAGCAGGCGCACGACCGCATCCTCCGCTCCCGTTCCCTTCTCCCACGGGAACTTGAGCCAGCTGTCCACGAGGGTGGCATTGGGCGCGCTCTCGAGCGGGGAATGTCCCTTGCGATAGAGCGCGTCAGTGCGCAGCCCTGCCTTGAGGTACGGCTCCATCGTCCGCCCGCTGTCGACGAGGTCGTCGATGACGAGGATGCGATGCTTCTCCTCGAGCGACACTAGCGACTCGACCGTCTCGTCGGGAAGCAGGATGCGGCACTTCAGCTGCTTCGCAACGAGCATGGCGGGGATGAGGCCGCCCATCGGCACGCCGAAGACCGCCTCGATCTTGCGGCGCTTGTAGTGCTCCGCGATCTCCTCGCAGCGGGCCGCGATCTCCGACCACTTCAGCTCGATCATCGGACCCTCCAGAGCTTGTGATGCTGAGGGGAGAGCCGCCATTGCGGGTTCCGCTTCACGAGATCGAGGCACCAAGCGATCGCTCGGGGATCGCTCGATAGCCCGTCGAATGCGGGCGAGATGAGCTGGTGGTCTGCCTTGACCATCGTGCGCGGGATCTCCTGCCCGTGTCCCCTGACATACTTGACCTCGTGCGCACGGCGCTGCTTGATCGCGTGCTCGGCGACCTTCGGCGACACCGTGATCCAATCGAGCGGCAGAGCGTCGATGTTGACCGATCCGTTTGTCTCGATCGCGAGACGCATGTGGATGGCATGGCAGGCATCGCAGAGCTCTTGGTCGAGCTGGAGGGCTGGCTCCCCTCCCGTGAAGACGATCCAAGGCGAGTAGCTCTCAAGCCATTCTCCGCCGATGCCGAGCTTGATCGTCTCGACGATCGCGGCAACCAGCTCGTCCAGCTTGTAGTCCCTGCCCGACTCGAACTCGGTGTCGCAGTCGAAGCCTCCGATCGACTTCGGACCCGCCTCCTTGGCGCAGCGGAGGTTGCATCCCGTGAATCGGACGAAGCAGGACATTTCGCCCGCACGCACGCCTTCTCCCTGCGGAGACCAGAAGATTTCGTTTACGCGGTAGTGCCGAGCCATATGGCGATGTCCTCGATGGTCGCGACCACGGTCGCGCTGTCTGTTTCCGTGAGTGAGAGCTCAATGACCTCGGGCAGCTTGCCTCGGCATCGAGCGAGAAGATAGGCGGCCATGTGCTCCGCGCTCGTCGCGAAGGGAAGAACCACCGCATCTGGCACGGCACGGGCGACGGGGTCGGCCTCGTGCGCGAGCGTGCGATGGTCCAGCTCATCGAAGATCGGGGACAGCCATCGGTCGATCTCCGCGAAGAGGATGCCAACACCCTTGCCCGTCGGCTTGACCTCGAGCGTGACCTCGACCCCGTAGCGATGGCCGTGAAGCCGAGAGCACTTGTCGTTCAGCTCGGCATTGCGATGGGCTGCGTAGAAGCGGAAGCGGCGCTTGATCTTCATTGCGCGTCTCCCTCGTCGTCGAGATCGTACGGCGTGTCGTCGTCCACTCCCGCGATCTCGAAGGCCTCGATGCGCTCGACGCAGGTCCCGCATCGCCCGCAATGGATGTGGGCTCCCTCGTAGCAGCTCCATGTGTGGCGCATGGGGGCATCGATGCGGTCGCCCAGCTCGACGATCTCCGCCTTCGTCTTGTCGAGGAACGGAGCGAGCAGGCGGAAGTTCTCCGCATTCCAGTTGCCGCTCCTGACGGCCATCTCGAAGTCGGTGCAGAACTCCTCGCGGCAGTCGGGATAGATGGCGTGATCGCCGCCATGCGCAGCGAAGGCAACGCCGTCGAATCCGATCGCGAGAGCGTGCGCAGCGGCGATGGACAGCATCATCATGTTGCGGTTGGGGACGACCGTCTTCTTCATCGACGGAGCGGCGTAGTGTCCCTGCGGGACATCGACCGCCTCGTCGGTGAGCGAGCAGTTCGGCAGGAGCTTGGACATCCAAGCCATGTCGATCTCGATCCGCTCGACCCCGAGGATGGCTGCGACGCTCTTCGCGTAGTCCAGCTCCCGAGCGTGGCGCTGCCCGTAGTTGACCGACAGACCCTTGACCTCGTGACCCTCGCGGATCAGCTTCGCGACCAGCACGGTCGAGTCGAGCCCTCCCGACATCAATGCGACGATCCTCATGCGGTGACTCCTCGAAGGTGCGAGTTCATCATGTCCTGAGCGTATGCGGCATCCCGATACATCCATGCGACCATCGTCTGGTACGCATGCTTGCCAAGTCCATGGCGATAGCGGTACTCATCGACGAAGGTGAACTCGAAGGACGAGGTGTGCTTCATCGGCAGGCAGTAGCGGAGCGGAGCGGTCGGAGAGCTGGCATCGCAGCTCTCGCACGGCGCGGTGAGGAAGCTGGGGCAGATGCCGACACCGAGCGCATGGATCCATTCGACGGGCAGGCTCTTGCGCGACTCCTCGATGCGGCGGAGGATCTTGGCCTGCGTGCGCCGATCGGCTCGGACGAGGTTGCCGATCGCGACTCGGTCGTAGGTCGATGCCAGCTCCTCGAAGTAATCCCACGGGTCGTTGAGCGCATGGAACACGGGGATGGGTGCGTATCCCAGACCCTCCAGATGCGCTCGGACTTCCCTCTTGCCCTCGACTCCTCCGAGGTCGATCTCGACATATCCCCAGCAGGACGAGCGCATGCGGTCGATGACCTTCCGCCACTTCACGAGGAAGTCGGCGCTGCCCTCGATCTCGTCGAATCTGGTCTTCACGGCTTGGCTGAACGGCACGCCCATCTTGCGCGATGCTTCGACCGCAACGCCGAACACGCCGCTGTCGATGAAGAGCCTGCCGCCGTCGTCGATGAATGCATCGAGCCCGTCGAGATCCTTGTCGCGTGCCATGTACGGGGCTGCGACGAGCAGGGACTTGTGGCAGCGTCCAGCCGTCGCAAGCGAGTTCTCGAACACCGAGACGAAGAACAGGTGCCGTTCATCCCGCGACCAGACCCCATCGGTCTTGCGCAGGCTCATCGGATGGGCATCCCGAGCGGGGAGACCTCGATGCCTCGCGCCCGTGCGATTCTGAACATGTATGCCACGGCCTCTCGGATCGGCTGGAGGAGCAGCAGCTTCCTCGAGTCGCGCTGCGGAGATGCGAGGAGGAACGCCGACGGATACGGCCAGACGGCCTCGATCTCTGGGGTGAGCAGGCTGCGCCAGATGTGGAGCTCGCGGACGGGATGGCAGACGCAGACGATCGAGTTCCCGATCATCCATGCGCTTCCGAGCTCGGGCAGCTCGTCGTCCGCCATGTCCTCGTATACGCCCTCGAAGACGGCATCGGCGACCTCTGGGGTGACCTCCTCCGCCTTCTCTGCCAGCTTCTCCAGCTCGGCGGCAAGCTCGTCGTCGTCGATGCCGAGGATCTCGGTGTCGAAGCCCGACTCTCCCAGCTGGGCAAGCTGGTCGGAGAGCTGCTGCCAGTCCCACTCCGCAAGCTCTGCGGATCGGTTGTCAGCGATGGCGTACGCCTTCGCCTCGTCGCCGTCTAGCTTGGTGAAGACGACCATCATCTCCAGCCATCCCAGCTCTCGAGCGGCCGCGAGTGTGGCATTGCCAGCGATGACCGTGCCGTCCTTCTTGGCGACGATCGGCTTCTGCTGACCGAATCGCTCGAGGGACAGCTTCACGGCCTCCAGATTCCGAGCGTCGTGCTTGCGGACATTCGTCGGATCGTGGCGCAGGTTCTCGATGGGAACGAACACGAAGTCGCCCCCTGACCCCCGACTGTTGCGGTTGCCTCTGGACATGTATGCCTCCTCGGGGACTCGACCCGATGGGAGTGTCGCAGCGATCTCGTGCCGAGTCAAGTCACCGCTGGACATCGATCTCCAGCAGCAGCTGGTCGATGTACACGCTTCGCGCGGTCGTGCCGACCGACTTCACGATCATCGCCGTGACCGCGGTCGCTTGGCCCGTCCCTGTCGGTATCGAATCGGTTGCTGCGGTCGAGCGCGTGGCCTTCAGCACTCCGTCGATGTAGAAGAGCGCGACGCTCGCGGCCTTGTTCACGATGACCTCGAAGGTGTGCCATCCCGTATCTGCGGCGACGCCCGTATCGGTCGCCGTGGTGAGCGTGCCTCCAGATGCGTACGACATGGCCGTCCAGTTGCCAGCTGCGGAGCCGTGCGAGTACGAGAAGTAGACCCCGTCCGTCGGAAGGGCAGCCGTGCGCACATCATGGAATCCGACATTGACCGTGAAGGTCTGCGCGGCCGTCGAGAGCACGGGGATCTTCAGGGTGCAGCTCATGCGATGCTCCCTCGTGCCGAACACGATCGCATCGGTCGTGGCGTTGCCAATGCCTGCGCTGGCCGTGGCGCTTGCGGCCGTCGCGGAGTCGAGCACGCCGACGCGGTTGCCATCGTTGTTCAGGGCGGCGGTCGTGAAGGTGTTCGTGCCGCCCGTGCCGATGTTCGTCCAGTCGGCCGCGGCGTTCATGTCGCTGAAGAGCACGGCCTTGTCGCGCGGATCGACGACGAACTTCGGGTGGAGGACCTGCGGTACGCCTCGTATCACTTCTCGTCCTCGACCCAGCGCGGGCTCACGATGTAGTAGCCCTCGGGGACTTCAATCTTGTTTGCGGACAGGATCCATTGCCCGTCGACCATCATCCAGACCCGCATCCTTGTCGGCTCCCCGATCCGCATCGGGCTCTGGTCTGGGATGAACACCGCCCTGCTGCCGCAGCCAAGCGCGAATGCGAGCACCAGCAGTACGAAGACGGCCACGGTCCACATCGCCGTCGACCGCCACGGAGCCGCGCTCCATCCGCCCTTCGAGCCACTTGAACAGGGCAAGAGCGATCTGCGCGACAGCTCGCTCAAACACCTGCTCCCGCCTGCTCCGAGGTTGTCTTGTTGTCGCGTGCGAAGATGAGGCCGATGCCAGCCATCACCGCCGCGGCGACGGATCCCCAGTCGGCGACCGTGCTGGGATCGTTGTCGATGGTGCACTTCACCGCCGCAGAGATTGCGACGACGATCGCGAGGATGCCAGTCGTGGTTGTCTTCCAGCTGCTCATGCCTGTCTCCCGTTGTTGGAGGAAGTCATCGTAGTCGGCCCCGACCATTACGGAGCGTTATAGATGATATAGAGGTCCTTCGCGGTCGTGAGGTTCGCCTGAAGAGTCGAGACTTTGACAGGGCCGATGTGGGACCATTGGTTCGCTGGGCAGTAGACGGTGGTGCTGCCGTCGAGCGAGATGGTGTAGTCGGCGGAGGCCCACATCGAGACGGACCAGACACCCTGTCTGGATGAATCGACTGCGACCAAGCTGTTCGTGCCGTTGTGAGTCTTGTATCCGATCATGGTGTCCTTCTTGGCTCTTCGAGCCGTTCGATGCGGGAGCGTAGCTGGTCGAGCTCTCTGTCGTGAGCTGAGTCCTTGGTCGTTGCGGTGATCTGCGCCTTCGTGAGGTCCTGAACGATCGCGCGCAGCTCGGAGACCCTGCCGCTCGTATCGGTGAGCATCTGCTCACGCCTGCCCATCTCGACCGCGAAGTAGGTCAGGCCGCTCACCAGAGAGATGAGCTGCGTGACCGAGATCACCCTGTCGATGTTGACGGTCACAGGAGCGGCCTCTCTCGGGCCGCTGCGAGTTCGCTTGCGAGCTGGACCAGCTTTCCTAGGCGGCACATGACGACCCACTCGGTGTCTCCGTTCTCGCGCATGAGCACGAATGGGACATGCGGCTCGACCGCATCCCGCTCCGCCTGTCGCAGGAACTCGAGGGCGGCGATCCGTTCGCGGAGCTTGACCTCGGCATGGAGCTCGGCATCGGCGGTCTTGAGGTCCGCAGATCCCTCCTTGCCGCTCCTCTGGGCGGCTCGGATGGTCGAGATGCCCGTCGCCAGCTGGAACGCCTTGGCGGCCTCCCGCTCTCCGCGTGCGCCTTTGTCTCGTGAGTTCGTCATGGCAACAGCATATCGGCACGCTCTGGGGCATCCATCCGCCCCCAAAGAAAGACCGCCTAGGATGCGCTCCTAGGCGGTCTGGGTTCGGCAGGGCAATCGGCCTGCCTCGTCCGAGGATCGCCGTACGGGCGATCCCTGCCCTGTCAGCAGAGCTTCGGGCGGGTGATCACGGTCGTCGTGCCGTTCCCGTCTCGGGCGGGCTCGTGAGCCTTGACCGTGGCCTCAAGAGCGATGCCCTCGCCCTTCTCGACGGCAAGCTGGGCGAGCTCGATGATGGGGGCGACCGTCGTCCAGCACTTGAGCTCGTGGCCGTTCGTGTCGCGGCCGAGGATCAAGGTCGTCGGGCCGTAGACCCCGTCCATGGTCCGCACGAGCGTGACCCGCATGGTGAGTCGGAGCTTCGTGCCGACAGGAGCCGCCGCCTCGGGGACCCGCTGCGCCATCGGGAAGGCGGGCCGCTTCATGGCATCCTCTCCGAGCGCCCGCGCGTGAGCTGCGGGCAGGTAGCAGGCGATGCCGAAGGCACGGGCGTTGACGACTCCCAGCTTCGCGAGCTGGAGGAGGGTCAAGTCCAGCTCTCCGTTCGGCTGGATGGTCTTCGCCCATTCGATGGCAGCCTTCGCACGCTCGATGATCCGAGGCTCCGCAGCGACCGCGAGCAGCTTCCGCTGGAGCTCGATCGCATCCCGATCAATCAGGCGGGCATCCATGAAGTGGACCGTGGCGGCCGTGCCACCGTGCTCGGTCTTCTTGCGGTAGCCGCCCTCGACATCCATCGCCGCGAGGGCTCGAGCTACGACCTTCTCCAGCTCATCGACCCAGACCGTATCGGCTGCGTCGGGGATGGGGTCGCGATCGAGCGCGGCATCGAGGTCGTTCAGCCACTTCGCCCATTCCAGCTCGCGCACGAGCCTCGTCGGATCGATGCCAAGATACGGCTGGATGCAGTTGCGACCGACGACGATGACCCGTCCCTCTCCGCGCAGCACGAATGTCTCGGTGCGCTTGCGGATCGTCTGGCAATGGTCGCAGCACTTGGGCCGCTCGAGGAGCTCGGGCGGCATCGTCTGGTTCGGAGCGACCGTCGGGATCGGACCGTGCTCGGTCCATCCGAGCACGCCGACGAGGACCCAGCCGCCGACCTTGACCAGCGTCTTGTCCTCGATCTCCAGCTCGCGGCCTCGGACCTCGAAGACCTTCGCGTCTCGGCACATTCGGACATCCTCGAGCGGCTTCGGCTCCGCGAAGACCACGACTCCGTCGCGCACGGCGTTCCAGCCGAGGGTCTTCAGCTCGCCCCATCGGAACGCGGGCGCTTCGATGCCGTTCCGCTTGCACCAGCCCATGCGCTGGGCAAGCCTCTTCTCGACCGTCTCGATCGCGCCCTCGCGGACTTGGATCGTCTTCATCGTCGTGTCGGTTTCCATGACTGACTCCTTTGCGGATCGGCTCCGCATTGCCTTCGAGAGTCTCCTCTCGACATCTGAATTGTGCCATGAGCTGGAGGGAAAGTCACCCTCCTCCTAGAAGAAAGCGGGAGCTGGCTTGCCAGCTCCCGCGAAGATCGCAGGCCGATGTCATCCGTCGCAAGTCCCGTCCTCGTTGAGAAACGGCCACCAGCCAGTTTCGTCGGTGTTGATGTGCTCGGGTGCGAGCACATCAGCGCCGATCCGAGGCTCTGCCTTTGCGATCTTCTCGACGAGGATCCGCATCATCTCGGCCGCGATGTCATGCTGGACGCAGCCCCACCCCAACATATTGCGATCGGCCCAACCGTTGACCTCGATGATCTCCCGCCCCTCCGCGAGATGGTCGAGGAGGATTCGGCACCACTTCTCGACATCGGCGTACATCTCTGGGGTCCAGTTCTTGGTCACGCGTTCCATTAGCGGCCTCCGTAGATTCGGATGTTGAGTGCTCCGAGGTCGGCCGCCACGGCGGCGAGCTCGACCCAGTCGTCCAGTTCGGCGGGCGGTATGACTCCGATGTCTCGGAGCGTGCGGGCTCGGCCCAGCATCTCTCCCTTCGCGATCGGAATGTCGCGGATCCCGACTCCCTTCACCGTCATGCCAAACGCCGCGAGCCACCTAGCGTTGCACAGGAGCTGGTTGATTGCCATCCAGAGCTTGGTGCGGTTCGGGAGGTCATTCATCGCCTCCCATGCGTCGCGGTGATAGGCGGCGCAGGCATCGTGAAGCGTGTCGAATCGGGTCTTGAGATCGCCCCATTGCTTGAGCTGTTCCTGCGTGACTTGCTTCATGGCTTGACTCCTTCGCGGCTTCGCCCGCCGCTGGGCTTCATCCCGAGAGGATGGAGTCGGCGGCCCTCGCTCGAGGGCCGCCCGCTCCGCGCTCTCGCTCAGGTCGTGACCGCGAAGAGCTTGCCGAGCTTCGGGTCCTCGCGGTCCCAAGTCGGCTCGCGGCCGCAGGGCGCATCGTGATACCACCCGCCGTTGTAGCGGCAGTCCTGCCAGCGGACCCACGCATGCGCGATCTCGGCCTCGGCCTCGGTCTTGAACCACATGATCGCGAAGCAGATGCGCGCGTCGAAGACTGCGGGCTCGGGCATCGGCTTCGCGGGCTGGGGGACTCCGTCCTTGTTCAGCTTGATCTTGACCTTGCGCATGGCTGACTCTCTTTCTGCGGCTCTCTGCCGCGTAGGGGTTCACTCTCCGATGATCGCGAGGATGAGGAGCTGGTGCTCGTTCTCGTCCTCGCCCAGACGATTGACCGTCTCGACCGTCGCGTGGATCGCGTCGTGCTCGTGTCCCTCGTGGTGACCGTGAGTCCCGATGACCGCGAGGGTGAGACCGACGAGCTGGGCAAGCTGCTTGTGCATTCCTGACTCCTGAACCGATCGGCTCGGCTTGGCCTTCGAGAGGTCTTCTCTCGACATGGGGATCATCGTCCATCCCCAGAGGATTTCACCACTCTTTAAAGGGAATCCAAGAAAAAAAGCGGGTTTCGTCTCCAAAGACGGCCCATAAAGGAAACCGCCTAGGATGCGCTCCTAGGCGGTCTGGGGGTGGGGATGGATGGGAAGGGGTCCCCGAGCTGGGAACGCCTCCTAGGAGGGCTGGGACGGGCGGGAAGCCGTGCTACCCTGCCGAGCGTCTTGCGCCTCGGGAGTCGCAGGGAAGCGCCCCGAGGCTTGACGGACCGCTCGGCAGACGATCCGCCGCCTGCCTGAGCTGGAGATCCTCTCCTCGCCCGTCGGCACGACGAGACCGACCGCGCGGAGCTCGGAGCATCTCTTCCACCAGCAGCTCCGCATGTCGAGCTCGGCTTCGATGGCCGCCTGCTCGTCGGTGAGCCCCAGCTCACCAGCACGCATGTACGCGGTGAGCAGGCACGCATGCGCCGTGCTCACTCTCGGGATCGATGCCGCAGCTGCCTTGCTCGTGTCTGGGTCGCATGCGCGCGCACGAGGTGGGAAGAGATCGAACAGGACGAGCTCGTGCTTCACGACGAGCCTCCCCTCGGAGCTGGCTGTCCCTGCTGGGGCATCTGGGGCATCTCGATCACCCTTCGGATCGTGATGTCTCGCGGCAGGTCGATCGCGACTCGGATGCGGCGGTCCTTCCGCATTGCGATGTCGATCGTCCCCAGCTGGATGCCGTCTCGCTCGAGCACGACCTTCTCGTGCTGGTTGACCGTGATCACGAGCATGATGCCTCCTCTGCGCCGTCCGCTCCCGCGCACCGATCGGAGGCGGTGCGCGGGAGGGAGGCGGGGGAGGCGTGCGACGGACCGCACCCGCAGCTGGCCGCATCTTGCGGCGGTGCCTCCGCTGCGG